CAATCGACAATAGCGTCATACCACAAGTTCCTGAAGATATACGTATATGAAGCGTTGGGCAATGATTCAATCCAAAGCAATCCATACGAAAGCATAAAAATCGACCGGGGCAAAAGCAAGATAAGGAAATATCTTACGGAAAAAGAGCTCGGGAAGATTGAGAGCGCAAGTCTACAGACAAAATCACTTGAGAGGACACGTGACCTGTTCCTGTTCCAATGCTACACAGGTTTGGCGTATGCCGACATGGCGAAGTTTGATTTTCATGACACAGTGGAGAAAGATGGACATTTTGTGCTTCACGACACAAGGATAAAGACAGGAGAAGACTTCTATATCATCCTTCTCCCTGCAGCTTTAAAAATTTTGAGGAAATATGACTTCCAACTGCCCGTAATCAGCAATCAGCAATACAATATGCGCCTGAAGATAGTGGCAGATGCGGCCGGTATTGATAAGAAGCTGACCTCACACATGGGGAGACACACATATGCATCCTTATGCATCAATTCCGGAGTCAGGATTGAGGTGCTCGCAAAAATGATGGGACACACCGACATAAAAACCACGCAAATATATGCAGGGATGGTAAACACCACGGTGGAAGCGGCATATGAGAAATTGATTACCAAACTGGGGCAAACTGAGCAGAACTACTAAAAATAGTCCGGGAGGACATTATGGAAATGCCTCCCGGATTATTGTTTCAGATTGTTTCGGCAACTTCGGAACTGTCGATTGACTCTTCATGGTCAGGCTCAGGAACCAAGAAACAGACGAATGCGGATATTATAGCCACCGAAGCAATGAAGAAAGCCGTGAACCAAGCGGCGAACTCACCTGTCCATGCCGCGAAAATGAGGGCAAAATTGAAATATAGGGAGCTGACGATTGCCGTAAGGCGGAATCGGTCGCGATATTTAGTAAAGAAGTCCATAATGATTCGTGGGATTAAATTGCAGTAGAAAAATTCAATAGACAAGAGACTTCGGGAGCTCCGGAACATACATCCAAGCCAACACTTCGCTGGCGTCTGACAGACCAAACCCCTCCGTTGTGTGGAACCTTTCATGCATATAGGTCACGTACCAAGTTCCGGTATCCTTCTTCCTGAATCTGAAAGCCAACAGAATCTCCGTGCGGTCTTCCGGCATTTCCTTCTTCGGGTCGTGCCAAACATCTGAGGCAACAGTGAAGCCATCGGCAAAAGCCAATGTCGCCGTGGTGCGGATCAATCGGTCGTCATCGATGCCATCCTTCTTAACCGGATTCGGGAACAAAGTATTTGCATACATTTGGGACAGTCTTGAGCATTTCTTATTCATTGCCATAAAAATATTCGTTGATAGCTTGAAAGGTGAGTGAAACGGTGGGGTCAAGGTGACATGCAGGGGTAGTCTCGGCAATGAGGACGCAATCAGCGGAGACTACATTTCCCTTTGTGTCGATATAGACATCTGCGTCAGCCGGCCAATAGGCGACAAACTTCATATACTCTCCAGGCCATTCCCTATCCTTGCCCATCCAGGTGAGACTGCCGTCCTTGCTGTAAGCGTCGGACTCGAAAAGACGGTAGAATGGTTCGCACTGCTTTTCACGAGCGAATCCCACCACGTGGAAAGGGGAAGACTCAGACAGAGCGAAGTCAGGCACGGAAACAGAATTGGTCTCTACGGACACATTCATTCTTATGAAGGAACCGGTGCCCGGTTCATCGAATTGGGAACAGGAAGGAAGAACGGACACGGAGCAAGCCACTGCCAGAGAAGAGAGGATTCTGTTGAAACGATTGAGAATCATAATAAATGGGATTAAAGGGTTGAACTTAATTTTTTCCCTTTCGTTGGAGATGAAACTCTCACAACCCGGGATATTTTACGTGCAAAACCAGCATATCCCTGAGCAGACAGGCAAGTGTGGAACGACATTTTATTTTGGAAAACCCATTTTCGTAGAAAATGCGGAAGGTTGCCAAAATAAAATGTCGTGGAAAGAGAAACGTCACTTGCCGGTCGGATCAGGGATATGCAACTTTGCAAAGTAAAATGTCGCGGGTTGTGAGGGTTGTCGAGAGGGGAATTGTGTTTAATATAAATTAGCTACACGCCAGCCTTTATCCGTGGCTACTTTGATTTGGTCAGCGGTTAAAGAATTAACGGTTTCCTTACAAAAACGTATAGTCTGCTCTTTAGAGACAGTACTGAGCCCATTTATAAAGACCATGGCAGATTCAACTGTTAAGGGACTGTGTATTCTAATATTTGTTGAAATACCTTCAATCGGTCCAATTATATTGGTAAGTTTAGGGGTGTCTTCAAAAATATAATTATGGTCTCCCATATTGAGGTATTCGAATAAGCAGTTTTTATTAAATTGCCAATTATTAAGGTTAAGGGAAACTAAATTTGAACACCCTGCGACGAAAGATGTGAATGACGTTATTTTATTAATACTAAAGCTTGATAAATCAAGTTCATCTATCGACATGCAATTTTGGAACATGCCATACATGTCTGTCACGTTGGATGTATCGAACTTAGACACATCCAGACTTGTTACCGACCGACAATCTCTAAACATATTTGACATCCTTGTCACATTGGAAGTATTAAAGTTAGATACTTCCAAGGTAGGTAAAGAATGACAATCCGCAAACAAGTTTTCCATATTGGTTACGTTGGATGTATTGAATTTAGAAACATCCAAAATCGGTAAAGAATGACAATTTTCGAACATGCCTGACATGTATATCACATTGGAAGTATCAAAGTTAGAAACATCCAGACTCGTTAGCGATTCACAATCTAAGAACATATTAGTTATATTGATCACATTGGAAGTATCAAAATTAGAAACATCCAAAATAGACAAATTACAACAGCCACAAAACATTGATGCCATCCATGTCACTTTTGAAGTATTGAATCCAGATACATCTAAATCCAGTAGAGTTTTACAATTGGAAAACATTCCGCGTGTGTCTGTCACAATGGATGTATTGAATTTAGAGACATCCAGACTTGTTACCGACCGACAATCCGAAAACATATTGGACATATTGGTCACATTGGAGGTGTCAAAGTTAGAAACATCCAATGTAGGCAAAGAAAAACAATGTTGAAACATACAGTCCATTTTGGTCACATTGGAAGTATCAAAGTTAGACACATCCAGACTCGTTAGCGATTCACAACTAGAAAACATCCAGGACATGTCTGTCACATTGGAAGTATCAAAGTTAGACACATCCAGACTTGTTACCGACCGACAATAGGAAAACATTCCGTGTGTGTCTGTCACAATGGATGTATTGAATTTAGAAACATCCAAGGCAGGTAAAGAATAACATTTATAAAACATCCAGGACATGTCTGTCACATTGGAAGTATCAAAGTTAGACACATCCAGACTCGTTAGCGACCGACAATCCGAAAACATATTTGACATATCGGAAACATTCGAAGTATCAAAATGAGACAAATCTAATGTTTTTAAGGAAGAACACATATCAAACATATTGCTCATGTTTACGATATTCGATGTATCCCATTCTTTTAAGGCTGGAACATCTATTAAGTTTTCACAATGATAAAAAAGATTCTTAAGGGATGTAATATTAAAGCCAGATATGTCACATTTTATCAAAGATATTAAAGAATTACGACTTGAGGTGCTACCCCTAAAGCTGATAAATGTTGTATCAATAATACCTAATTTGTCCCAAGTGGCTTTTACGATATTATTATCTATAATCCGCAAAACGAAGCGGTTTTAGCTGGAGAAACGAGTGGATTGGTTTGAGGAAACGAAGCGGTTTGTTTTTTGAGGGGTTTAGATTGATGGATTTTAAGCTGAAATGACAGGATTTCTAAAAACGAAACGTATGTGGTTCTCTCCCTCTTTCAATCTGATAGTTATTCCCTGTATTCTTACACGAGCTTAATTTGCGATAATCTTTCCCAGTAGTCTTATGCCTGGTCCTTTGCGCGAGGTCATTTCCAATAGTCTTTCGCGAAATTCTTTTATGACTCTGTTATTAGGCGCTAAATGGCGGGATATGCTGTTTTATCGAATCAAAATAAAGGTTTAGACGGAACGTTTAATAGGCATAAGAAATTAACAACACAAAACTGAGGGTTATGGAAAAAATAGGCATTAAAGATTTGCCGGAGATTATAAAAGAAGCCGAGGGAGGGCTGTATTATGGTCCAAGATACTCGCTTGTCTTTGTGCCGCTGCTCACATATCAGATTGACCCTGCGACCGGGAAGAGGGTGAAAATCACTACCCGCGCAGAAGCCAATTAAGCGAGGTATTTGAGTGTCTTTTATGGCTTGATACGAGGATTAAAATAAAAGCGCCGAAGGATTATCTTCCGGCGCTTTTATTTTATAGTCTGGACCCGTCAGCTCACTTTGTATAGCATTATGTCTGTGTACTTGGCGTTGTAGTTGAGATGGGCGTTGATTTCTTTTTTCTTTGCCATCGCGAAAGGGTTGCCGATGGCTATATTGTCACCAATCCACTCGCACAACTCAACGATGGATGACTTGTCGGATGTGAAATACACATACCTTTGACCGGACAGTACCTTCAGCACGTCCAGATAATCCGACAGACGCCAGTAGCCCATGACGTATGCCCCGACATCTGTGGATAGGTAGGGAGGGTCCACAAGGAATACAACGTCGTCACGGTCTTTGTACTTCTCAAAAAGTACCTTGTAGTCGCAGCTCGTTATCTCCAGCCCGTCAAGATAACCATCGGCACTATAATCCTGCTTTCGGACATTATTGTAAAGGGAATGCTTCTTGAGATCCTTGAGGGAGGTCGCATATTTCGAGGAGAATAAAAGTGAGGAGGACAGAGTGATGCAGTCGAGGTATCCATACTCTCTTTCCTTTTGCTCAAGCAAGGAAAGGATTGCTTCCCTCTCCGGGTGTGGAATCAACTTATGGCGCGGCAGAGGGTCTGTAATACTCCGCAGCTCATGGAGAATCTGGTTCGTCTCTTTGATATGCTCAAGCCTTTTTCTATAACCATCGAAATCATTATAGATCACAACAACATCCGGGCGCTCACGTTTGGTTATGTGTGAAAGTAATCCCGAGCCGCCGAAGAGGTCTACAAACACACTGGCGCCGGATATAGTTTTGAGCACCTTCTTATATTCTCCTATAAACATCCGTTTTTGCCCCACAAAAGGAAGAGGGGCCGACACATATTCCTTCATTATTGTTGTTTTGATTTTAGCGGGTGCAAAGTTCTATATTTCCCGCCAAACGTCCAAGACAACTTTGGAGATTACACTGCAGGAGAGTTGCAGTGTAATCTATCACACATTAAGCTCAAACCTTACATCGTCCATGCCATCGAGCAGAAGCCGGGTCTTTTCAAGGTTGGTGTCGTACACATGTACGTTTGCCAAAAACAGCGTTATCGACTTAAGGGGCAGGTCTATCTCACGAGATATCAGATAAAGATGGTAAATATCGGCCGGCAAACCCAGATTGGCGTCAGAACTGCGCTGATATGCCGACACTACCAGTTCTCCGGCATCTATCTGGAACTGCACCAGACTCAGGCATTGCGCCTGGTTGCTCTCAGCCTCTGTCTCACCCAGGAAGAGGAGATAGTTCTTACTATTCCGCATCTCCCTTTTGATTCTTTCAAGGAGTTTGGGCAGCTTGGCAAAATATGTAGGATAGCTGTTTACGAGCACGGAGCCACAATAATCCCACCAGTTTATGCCTGCCTCTCGATATTTTTCGACCTGCCTATCGCCGCTCATAAAAAGCTTTAGCTCGCTCTTGAGCTTTTTACGAGCTATGCTGTGACCCTCAAAAATGTCAAGCAGATCGCCGGGGGACAATGTGAGTGTCTGATTGAGGAGGTAATGGATATTGCCTTTCTTATTTTGCTGCCTCTTGCCATCGACAAGGATTCTGTTTAATACTTGATGATATTTGTTCATATTGTTTATGTTTAGGTCGCGAATATACGTATTTAACCGTTTGGGCAACGCTATTTCCACTTTAACTTACTGCAATACGATTGCAGTCTTTACCCACCCTGGAGATGGCGCTGTATACGGTGCGCTCGCTGATGCTGTATTTAGTGGCAAGCAGGGAGACAATATAGGTAGTTTTCTCCCCATCCTCACGCATCCTGACGTAATCATCATACATGTCGATAAGTTTGACATCTGTAAGTTGTATCCCGTTTGCGACAAACAAATAAAATGGCTCACGAAATAATTTTAGTAAATCTATTGCTTTCATGATGAAGTTGTCTAAACTAATTTGATTTGTGAAATTTTTTAAGGAAAATAACGATAAAGGCAAGGAAGTTCCAACCTTTCCAACTGGAGACGGTGGTGTCGAAGCGGTTAAGAACTGCTTT